GTAGCGAGTCATAACCATGAGTTGGTTGTTGTACGTAGTTGGATCCACGACCGTATTGCTGGTCATCAACGGAACGTACGGGCAGTAGAAGTAACCGGTGTCAGTTTCACCACCACCACCCTTGTAGCCGACGAGAACGATGTCGGATGTCGAGGTAGCACCGCCGGTAACAGGGGTTCCAGCAGCAACCGGCCCGAAGGACGCGTTGAACAGGAAGCTGTAAACCTTGATCGTGCCGTTGAGGACACCAACCAGGCGGGTGTTGTTAGGACCTTCAAACGAACCGCTAACAGCGGGTGCGAACACCGACTTAGCAGCAGATTGAAGAACGGAAACAACTTGTGGAGACACGACGATGAAGTTACCAGCACCGCGGCGAGTCTTTGCAGCAATTTCGTTTGCAACCTTGTTGATCAACACGCCGAGAACTGCGTGACGGTCACCAACGTAGTGAGGAACACCGGTAAAGGCACCGCTCATGTCGAAGGTTTCGGTTGTGCCAGCCAGGCGGATCAGGTCGGTAACGATTTCGTTGTCGATTTCGTGAACGATTTCAGCGCTGAGGGCTTGGGTGATTTCAGCTTCGAGGTCGAGACCGTGCTGGGACGAGAGGTCCTGCATTGCTTCGATGGTCCACTTAGCTTGCAGCTTGCGGGTCTTCGCGACGACTGGCTGACGGAGAACTTGCAGACCGAGTGAACGACCTGGGAAAGATTCCATATCAACTACGTCACCTGCTTCACCAGCCAGTGGGCTAGAAGAAGTAGAGAAGGTACCAGCAGGGGTGTATGCACCACCTGTGTTAACGCCGGAGGTCGGATCATAGAGGCCGCCAGAAGCAGCAGGATCAACACCACCCGAGTAGAAACGACGCATCTTGGAAGCGTAAGGCTGGGTCCACGACGTGTTACCAAAAGCTTCGTCGTTTACAGCGATGTCACCACCAGGAGATTCGGTTGTGGTCGCAGCGTTCTTGTAGGTGAAGCGCAGAGAGAAGACCAGGCCGGTAGGACCAGTCATCGGCTGCACACCGACGATTTCAGTTGCGATAGTTCCCGGGATGATACGACGTACCATCGGGAGGATGATTTTTTGGAAGCTACCAATGCTGCCTGTAGAGTTCGCGTCAGCTCCAGCTGTTTCGGTAAGGTACTTGGCTTGGTTATCCAGGACCGTCGAGACGATCGAAGCCTTGCGAGGATCCAGACCTTCAAGCAGTGCTGCCTTGGTGTCTTGCCAGTTTTCGAAGAGTTCCTTCATTTTTGTGGCTCCTTGTAAGGTTATCTTGTTACTTTAAACCAGCCAGCTTCCGAATTCTGGAGAGCTGTGCGTCGGTTGTTGCTGCTACTGCGCTTTCTACGATCACTTCTTCGTTGCCGGTGACGAGGGTCGAAGCAGGCTTCACTTCTACCTTCTTACCTTCAACTAGAGGTGCTGCTACTACTGGTGCTACAACTTCTTTCGGCTCAACTGCTTCCTTGAGGACGCGTCCGATGTAAACCTTGAACGCTTCTTCGAGCTTTTCAGTTGCGACGTTGGACAGAATGATCTTCATCTGCTCACGAGCGTTTCCGCTGAGAGGAGTGAGGAGTTCTTCCAGCTTGCTGTTGCGTGCCTCAGCAAGACGGGTGTGTTCGATGTCGGCAAGACGTCCTTCAGCATCGCTCAGCTTGTCCAGCGCTTCCGCCAGGTCAGCTTCAACGGAGGTCAGATCTTCCTTGCGGAACTTCTTGAACTCGGTCTCGACAGCTTCAAAGATCTTGCGTCCAAACTCGAGCTTCTTGACGTCTTCGATGTCTTCGTGCAACTCAGACATCTCTTCATCAATGCGAACTTCGAGGAACGCGTCTAGCTTGTCGACTAGTTGATTCAGTTGCTCACCGAGCAGCTGGGCGAGTCTTTCCTTCTCTTCAACGAGCTTCTCGGCATACTCAACTTCCAGATCGCGGAACTTGTTGATGTCTTCCTTCAGCTCATCGAATTCTGAAGTCAGGAACTCTTCAATCTTCGTGTCGACAGTTTCGG